TCTGCCGCCATTGGCAACATTAGCAACAGCCACCATGCCCGTTTGATCTGCCATTATTTTTTACCTTTTGGGGTTGGTGCAGCTTGGCGCTTAACCGAATACGCAATCGCCACAGCCTGTTTGACTGGTTTGCCAGCAGCAACTTCAGCCTTCACATTAGCACGGAAGGCTTCGGGTGTGGATGACTTCTTCAGTGGCATATTAACTTCCCATCCAACCAGTTGAAACTGCACCACGTTCTGTGGTGCGCAATGTATGTGGCTTCTCGCGGTACTCTCTGTGCGCCACAGGGAATGCAAAGGTCACGCAAATAGCGTCAGCAGCATCAGGCGAGGCCAAACCTCTTGCCTTCATCTCCCTCTTGCCTTCCAGAAAGATAGTACCAGAAGAATTAGGCTTCTTAGTCGGCCCTGTCAAGTCGGCCTTTAGTTGCCTGTCCTGCGGGATACTAGCAGATTTTAACCAGTTCCTCATATCATTCCACATCTCAGCGCGCTTATTGCCAAAAGCAACTGACTGCTTTGCCCTGTTGCCAAAGTTAACGCCTCTGACTTTATACCGCTGCTCGGTCAGCCGGTCAAGGATGCCATAACCCAGACCACCTTCATCAATCACCGTTAGGGTAGGCTTAAACTCCTCAATCGCGTCAATCACCCTGCCCACAATCGTCATGGTGTCCTCACCCTGATAGCGCATGATCTTGACAATATCCCTGCCCTGGCGCACCGCAATCACGGTGGCATCCGCGCCACCTCGAGCAGGATCAACTCCAAGAACAATGGGCGCTGTAATATCTTTCCATTTGGGGCGCTTCATGGCGTCATCCACCAGCATTGAGCCAATAAACTGATCCTCGCCTGCCGACGGGAACTCGCCATACACCTCAACCTTGGCCTGCGTTGAGTCTTCGCCGTACTCCTCAATGATCTGCTCGTAGACCGCCTTGTCAGTATCTTCCACCGTTCTGGCGTCCACCGTGCGGGACTTCCAAAATGCGCGCTTGGCGTTAAAAGTCTCAAAGAAGTACCCCGTGTTTCGCCGTGGGTTAGAGAAGGCAAACCAGTACCTGTCAGGAGTGTTCTCCGTAAAGAAGCCAGCGCCAACGTCCCAAATCGGATCCGGTATACCGCTGGACTCATCAAAGATCAGCATCATGCCGTCCTGATTGTGGACACCGGCGTAGGAATCGGGGTTTTCTTCCGACCACAGCTTGCCCTCGCAGGCCCAATAACGGGTGCCTTTTTTCAGATCCCTCTCAACCAAGTCAGTCAACCACTTGGCAGGCACCAGCTTCGTTGCGCTGATCTCCCACCAGTGGCTATTGATAAGCATGGCTGCCCACTTGGTAAGCTCGGCCCAGGTGACTGACCTCAACTGGTTTTCACTGTTCGCACTCACCACCACCGAGCCACCAATGCGGGTAGTCAGCATCCAAAGAACCAGCCAACTGACAAGCGCTGACTTGCCAATACCTCGACCACTGGATACTGCCTCCCGTATGGTGTCAAAGTTGACCTTGCCCTTCTGGGCCTTGATGTGTTCCGTCACATCGCGCAGCACTTCCCTCTGCCACTTGCGAGGGCCGGAGAACTTAGCCAATGGCGTATTCTTGACGCCCCAAGGGAAGGCGTAGAGGACAAACGCCTCAAGGTCATCGGCGATCTGCGGGCTCCAAAGCTCGACCATCAGTCGTTGTTCTTCTTCGCCTTTGTAGATTGGGATTTGCATTTATCTAACTTGCCGTTCCAAAATTTTCATGCTTTTTTCTTCGCCAGGAAAAGTGACAAAGTTGCGGATGTTTGAATCTTTATATGTAACGCCAAAGATGCCTTGCTCCTTAAATATATTTGCAATATTTGCAGGGTCAACTCCAAGATCACGGTTTAATACATTGTGCAATGTTGAAGCCAATGGGTCGGTATTCATCCATTTGCGTAAATTAAAATCAGGAATTTCTGGAAATTTGGATTCAATTCCTTTTAACGCTTTTTGCACTTCTGGAGATTGTTGACTTAACGGCTTATCCCAATCTAACATTTTGGCAATCTTTTCGTCAGGCAAATCAACTTTGTAAAGAAATGCTTTGTTTTGATTTTGAAAATCACGGATTGTGTTTTGTAGTTTTTCAGCAGACATTTGCCTAGTTTCTATGTTTGCATTTTGTAATTTTTTAACAGCGGCAACAGGGTCAATATAATTATCGCCCTTAGTAGGCTTGCCCATGCTGTCTCTTGTGGCTTGCCTCATTAACTCAACTTGAGCATCTCTGCTTAATTGCAATCCATTTTGATATGCTATGCCTTCCACATCGGGGATGTTTTTCTTAATTGCAAACATATCAGCAAATTGAGGAGATTCTGATGAATAAATGCCATGACTATAAGCCTGCGCCCCTGTGCCAGTGTTAATCTTAGAAGCGTCAAACTCACCCAATGGGTTGCGTGCCGTTGGTGGCAATTTGTGCGGTGTGCCGTGGTAGACATCCAGTGGAAGGATGCCGCCAGTCTTGACCATGTACTGTTCGGCCAACTGCCCAGCCTTGGGCGCTACAAACCGGCCAGTTGCCATTGCACCCTTACCAGCCAACTTGGCTGCTGGGCCAACCATAGGGGCTATGGTCATTGCTGCCTCTAAGGCGTCGTTGTTAAACCTTGTTGTACCACCCAGACCACCAGCGCCAGTTGTCAGGGGTTCGCCGTAGGACAGTCTATCCAATGTCCGACTAATGGCTGGGACTGACAAGAACTCAGCCAGTTGCTGTGCCTGCTGGGTGCGCTCTGGGCTGTAGGTGCTTGCCAATGCGTCAGACAATCGGCCAAGCAGCGCGTTGCGCGGTGTGGCCTGGATTAGGGCGTTGGATGGTGGCATGGCTGTTTGTGGGTTGCTGCGGATGATAAATCAATTTTTAAAAAATCAAAAATAAAATTGTGCGTGGGGGTGCCGTAACCGTGGCCCTTTCGCCGTGGGCCCCTCCCCCCCGGCCCCGGCGCGGCGGGCGGGTCGGGCGCGGCCACCGGCGCAGTTATCCACAGGGTATCCACAGCCAAATCAACTTAACATAACACCCGTTGTATAAAGTAGGCACGACAGAGAGGAAGTTATGCACAGGCACACATCACTTGGGTGTGACATCGGTGACGTTGTCAATGGTCAGTGTCTTTACCCTTGACTGCGCCTGCTCCAACGCATCGAGGACGCTGATGCGCTCATCGCGCACCGTCATGTCAATGCGGTCACCGTAAGTCCTAGGCTTCAGTTTGCTGGCTATCCACTTGCGAGCATCCACCTGCATACGCTTCTGCTGCACCCAAGCGCTCGCCATCGCGCCCTCAAGGCCGTCAGGCATCTGCTCATCCGATAGCTGCAGGATCTCATCAGCCAGTTTGTCTGCACGGTCTTGAACCGCCTTCTCATACGCCTGGCGCAGCTTGTCATCCTGCTCCATCATTGCGTGAAAGCTAACCCACGTTGGATAGCCAGGATCAGCCAGCACCGTAGACAACGCTTTGCCGGCCGAAACGCGCCCAATGATCTCGCGCCAAACTTCGTGCTCTGGAGGCCATTTCACCGGCCTGCCCATGATTGCACCTGTTTTTGTAGTCTTTTCAGCCAAAGTTTTCACTCATTACCCCCAGCGCGTGCGCGTAATCGTTAAAAATGTATGCGAAAAGCGCATAACCCTACCCCAAACCCACCAAACCCATGCGTAAAACGCATAACCTCATATCACCTCAATCTCAACCCGATAAACCCTCACCCCATCCGAGCGCTGCTTGTACTGCCAATCCAGCCGAGGATCCCCATCATCCACACCAAGCCAATCAGCCACCCCATCTCTGGTCGCCTTAAACGCACTTTGCAGATTATCCCCATCCAAGCCCCTAGGAGCCACCCTAGTCAACACAATCGTACAAGGCAAGGGCATAGGCGCACCCACAGCACATAACGCATTAAACGACTTCTGGCGCTGCCCCTTCACCAACCGCGCCTTCACCGCCCAGTGCATCCTAATGTTAGCCACACTCACAATCTTCATCTCAACCGTCACCTCAATCATATTTTCCCTCTTTTCCAAAAACCCGCATTTCCCCTATCCCCATCCGAACCGGATCATCCGGCCTATCCGCCATCCGATCCTTCCTATGTCTATAGACATAGGAGGAAGGATTCGGATGATTGGCGGGGTAGGAACCCGGATGGTTTCGGATGGTTTCGGATGATTCGGATGCTGTTTCGGATGATTTACTTACCATCCGAACTTATCCGATTCGGATGACTTTCGGATGGTTTCGGATGCTCATCAGCCGCTTTCGGCACACTCTTATACCCACCACTGGATTCCACAACCAGCCCCTTGGCGGTCATACTCTTGATCACTTCCCAAAACCTATTGTTGGCAACACCATGCTCCTTGGCTGATTCACGCCACTCGTCATGGCTCACCGGCCCTGGTTGCAAGTCCTGCAGGCGCTTGACCTCCAGCATGACCAAGCACTCCATCACCTTCTTCTGGTTTGGCGACAGGTATGTCTTCTTCTGCACACTGCTCACCAGCCCGCTGATGTCTACACTGGTCAGGTACGCACCCTTCACCGGCAGGTTGTGCTTGTTTAAAATTGGCAAATCCACCTGCGTGATCTGGAAGTTCTTGGCCGCTGGCATCTCGGCATCCTTCATCTTCTTGCTCTCAAACTGGATGGTCTTGGAGCCCGAGTCAAGCTGGCACTTGTACTCAGCATCCAATGCGCCCTTGAGTGCCGTACTTCCACGGCTGCGGTCTTTGTCCATCGCACCGCTGTGGTGTACCACTAAGACGCAGCAGCGGTAGTCCTGCCGCAGATAGGTATCAAGGTGCTGGATAAACGAATTCATGTCTTGGGTTGAATTCTCATCGCCACCCATGTTCCTTGCTAGGGTGTCAATCACGATCATGGATGGGATATGCCCGCACTCAGCGCTCAGGGTCTTAATAGACTGCGCCACCAGCGCGGCCTCTGTCGCGTCATATAGCTGCGCTGCGCGGTGGCTCTTAAACAGTGGTGCGCCGGTCAGGCTTACGCCGTTGCCCAGTTCCCAACCCTTGAACCGCCTAGCCAACCCGTTGTGCCCCTCGCCTGCTATGTAAAACACCGCCCCCTTTTGTACTTGGTGCCCGTGCCATGCTGTGCCTGTGGCTATGCAGCAGGCTATGTCAATGCTGACAAAAGACTTACCGCCGCCTGGATCTCCAAAGACCTGCGCCAAGCTATCTGCCTCAATGTAGTCATCCACAATCCACTTAATCTCCGTCAATTGCAGGCTGTCAGCACGGCTGAACTCAAACTGCAACTTCTCACGAACCGGCCCTGCTACGCGCTCAATCTGGTCTTTGACAGCATCTAGCCCTTGTAGACAGTGCAGGTCATTGAAGTCCGTTGGTTTGTTGTCAGTCATGTCAGATTCGCTGAAGCTAGGATAGACAATCTCGCCAAAGACCAATGCCGCCGCTGCACGGCCCTTGGTCACGCCAGGGTTGCCATCCGTGAACTGGTCATTATCTGCGCCAATGACAATGCGACTGCCAGGGAACATCTCCCTTGCCGCCTTGGCTACCTTGGCTAGGTTCCCACAGTCAAACGCCACCATGACCGTGTAACCCGTTGCCTCATGGATTGAAGCGCAAGTTGCAAAGCCCTCACCAATAAAGATGATCTTGCGATTACCGCGCAACTCAAAGAACCCACCCTCAATCTTCCCACCCTTCAAAAACCGCTTGTTGCCTTCTGCGTCAATAGTCTGGTAACTTAAGATCTCACCATGCTGGTCAATCACCGGCACCACTAGCCGCCCAGCACGGTCAATCTTTATCCCATGAGGCTCTATGTGCTTGCGAATCAAGTACGGATGGTCAGCGCTCGCATCCGCATAGGTGCTGACCTCATCCTCTGCCTTCTCAGCAGCCACCGCCTGGCTGGCTACCCTGTCAGCCTCCTTCTTGGCCTTGAGTTCATTCATCCACTTGTCATGCTCAAAGCGCTCAGTAAATGACATGGCCCTGCCAGTGTCAGCTATCCACTTAGCCTCAAACGTCGGCTCCTTCCAGCAGCCAGCAATGCCCACCGGCACCTTACCGCTGGTATGCAGGATGTACCACCCGTCCAGCGCATTCTTCTTGCTGGAGATATGCGCCACCCTGTGGATCTCGCCATCGGCAATGATCTCCTTGATCAACAGGCCTGACGCCTCACAGTGCGCCCTGAACGCCGCCTCAGGGTTGACCAGGTCTTGGCTCTCTGTTGCTGCGGCAAAGCCGTTGGGGAAGATGCTAGATAGGTTGCTCATGTGTTTCTTTCACTAAGTAATTTCCATGCTGTTGCTGCACAAAGTGGGACTTGTCCGTTTCCAATGGCTTTAAGTCTGTCCACCCTAGCGGCCACCCCATCAGCCACTCTACCCACATTGGGTTCAACTTCCCACCAACTTGAGTTGCCAATCCATCCCCGCTTGTCTTGCTTGCTCCCTTGCGGTTGTAATTTCCACAAACTGTTGGAGTTGCCCAGTTTGCTTGTGCCGTCAATGTTGGTGTGTTCCGATTGTGTTCGCTCGGTGCGTTTGTTTCTTTGCTCATATGTGCTGTCGGTGTAGGCCAGATGCGGGGGGGGGGGTAT